GGGATTAGAAATCTTTGCAAAGAGATCTCCAATGTTGATTTAGGCGAGCATCGCTACGCCAATGTTAGTCAGAACAGATACAGCGATCGGTTTAACAGCTTTAGCAACTTCAGACAGCGCGGCTTTCATCAGGTCCAACGGATCTGAGTGCACCATGCTGTTCTTAAGTTCTGGTATGCGTTCCGCAGCAGCGGAAACGATCTCAAAACCTCTTTGGTCCGATTCAGTAGGAGTATAATTCGCAGACGCGGCGCGTCCGGTGTACTCAACATGCTGAATGACCTCAACGAGGAATTGCGACCCAGGCACACCAGTAAAGTGTACGATCATCGAAGGTGACCCTGCTCCGAACCCAGCAACCGTGTCAGTGAATGAATTATTCATAGTCTGCGCATTGCCTGAGTAAGGATAGATGTAGGGTATGTAGGAACTCACGCCAGTGGATTGAGTATAATCCGTCTCAACCGAACTAACGGGAAACAGAGTAGCCTCGCACGACTCTCGAGTAATGCCACAAACTTGGGCGTTACCGAAAGCTCCGGCGGTGTCAGGGGACCCAGCAACTTGGAGAACATTCTCATGTGCAGGGGTCGCGAGTAGCGTATAGTAGCCTGATTCATTTAGGGTCGTGCCAATATAAGTGACGCGCATACCCACGGAGACAATTCGTCCGTAGATTTGTGCGCCACCTAAGGGGCTCGATCCAGTAATCTGTGCCGTGGTGTAAGGCAGGTTTGACATAGTCACCCTGCTTATTCCATTACTCGGCGTAGAATTGTTTGCTAAGGGAAGAGCAGTCGTTCCGGAATATGCCGCTGTGGACGTATAACCGAGAAGAGAATCATTCCCAAGGCATGGGGTAATAGCCGTAAAGCCGTAACCACCAGTACCAATTGTGGCGAGGTACCGGCCATACCCTGTCACCTTATGAGAAGGCGGAGCAGGGAAAGCGGGCGTACAAGCCAATTTAGCAGCAGGGTGAAAAGGTTTGCTGATCGCCAGAGCGTACTTGAGAGCACACTTTGACAAAGCCAAACCTCCATCCTTAGAACCAGCAGCTCGTTTCCGTGGAGCGGAATCGAACTGCGCGGGGACCACATTAACACCAAACACCTTATCGGAAGGCGCCTGTGTCCTAGACTTCGCAAGTCTAACTTTCTTTTTCAACTTTTGGAGAGCTGAAGAACTCTTTTGAACACTTTTATTCTGTTTGGAAGGCATAAAGTAAAATGTTAGGGTGACCTATCTCACCCTGCCAAACAGATTCGAAGGCCGTTAGGCCTTCTTCGCGCCTCGTCTTGGACCCTTCGCTTTCGCTCCAGCGATGGGTCCGACGTTGGTGGTTTTGCCACCGGTGCGCGCCGTAAGCTCATTTTTCGACTTAAAGTGAGCTTTCTTGGCCTTCGGTAAGGCCGCATCAGGTTTCCTTGCAACTGAAACCTGGGATTCTGGTACCGCCTGTGGCACCGCATTGACTCCCCCATTTTCGCTAATTAGCGCAACAACGGGTTCCGGAACGACCGGAATATCAGCAACCTGGGACATTGTCGCTTCATATAATTCGTCACATACGATGTCGACGCTTGCCGCAGGCTGGACAATAGGGTCCACGAGGAGCATGGGTACGCTCGTCATCCTGTCAGCAGGCAAAGCCGAAACTTCGGTTTCCCACTCATGAAGCCTGGCCACGTCGTCAGGGCTCAGCTTCAACATTTTAGCCGCCATTGGATAATACCATTCCTTAACATCGTTAGGGAAATTATTCTCTGTTCCAAAGTGGCTCCACCAGCTAGAATCTCCAGTAGATTGGTCGATTTTTCGCTGGCCTCCGAGTTTTTGCACCACAGCACGAGCGTAAGCGCCGATCAGAGGTGTGTTAGAATCTGTCATCAAAATGCTGACTGACTTCTCAAATAACTTCTGTTCAGGCGTAATACCGTTCATTTGTAGCGCTAGGTGAAATTTGGCCAACGCACGAGTTAGATCGCACATCGAATTGTTATCACCATACCAAACCTCGGGACCGAAGATGCGCGCAAGGAAATTAACCCCTGCCTCGCCTCTCTTATACACGTCGGCTGTGCACACATGTCCAATCATGGCAGCAGCTTGCATGTATGTTGACACGGGGGTTTCCGCCATCAGGCTATCATCACCGCCGACAATAAAGTCAGTGGCCAAGCTAGCCCATGCGGCATCTGCCTCCATGGTCATGCGCTTAGTGAGATAGCACACGAATAAATTTTCAAGTGTATTAAAAGCTGAGGTTTCCGGGGAACCTGACAGTCTGGACCACAAACTATCA